CAGCATGTATCTAAACAAGCATTGGAATTTGAACATACTGTTTACAACAGTATATTCCATTCAAAGAAGCTTAGAATGTTGCTTAAGATGCAGTTGGTTAATCGGGGAGTTGCAAGGGCAAGCGATGGATGGTTCACATATGAAAAAGAAGGATCTAGAATGTCTGGTGACATGAATACTAGTATGGGTAATAAGTTACTCATGTGTTTCATGGCCAAACATTATTTATCCTCTCTTAATTTTAGGTGTGAATTTGCTAATAATGGTGACGATTGTCTTATCTTTACTGAAAGGAAAAATTTGAAAGACTTAGATAATATGGAAAAATTTTTTGAGTCTTTTGGATTCAATATCGTCAGAGAAACACCTGTAACAGAATTTGAGAGAGTTGAATTTTGTCAAACTAAGCCAGTTAAATGCAATGGCATTTGGCGAATGGTTAGGAATGTTACAACTTGTCTTACTAAAGATGTTACATGTGTTAATCTTGGTCACGATGTTGAAATGTATCGCCGTTTGCTGTACGATATTGGGACCTGCGGGGCTGCATCATCTAATGATGTACCCGTGCTTGGATCATTTTATCGCATGTTGCAACGGTTTGGATCAACAGGTAATTATATGGGTAAATGGAATAACGAGTTTACATATTATTATACTAGTTCTCGTAATTGCCATTGTGACTATGATGAACCTGATGATTTCGGCAGATACTCCTTTTGGTTAAATACAGGCATTAGTCCAGACGAACAGGTTCAGCTTGAAGGGTATTTTGATAAAAGCGTCTGGGGAGCAGATAATCGCCAAATTATCGATTTTGATTTAGAACGTATTATCTTCAATGACAAAACTTAATAACAAACGCAAAGGTCTGAAACGTAATCCAATGCAATCCGAAAGGAGGCGGATACCTCGACCAATTTCAAGATTTGATGGACATCTTTTGTGTGGCACATTAACTGTACCAGCAAATGTCACTGGATCTAATAAAGGGTTAGACTATCATTTAGTCGATACCCAGTCTAATATTGGAATATCTAGAACACATCTTAATATAACCGATTCTTATCAGCAGTATGTTTATAAGAAATTGGTGTTAGAATGGCTACCAGGTGTTGGCCCAGGTCAAACTGATGCACAATCACAGATAGCTATGGCATTTATAGATAATCCTGAAGACATATTTTGGGTGACACAGACAGCAACTTCTTCAACTATTTCACCAGGAGTCTTATCAACACGTAAGGCTTTTGTGTTTAATGCTTGGGAAAGAGTGACATGGAATGTACCTCTCCGTAGACGTAGGAAGGTATTTAGTGTTAACACTAACATGGCACAAACTGTCGCTGAATATGAAAGGTGCACACAAGGAGTAGTTGCGGTAGCTATCACAGGTACAGCAACTGCAGCTGTTGTGTTGGGTTCATACAGATTTTATTATGAAATCGAGTTAACCGGTCTCATGTCGGCACCCGGGACCTAATCGGTGTGCTATGTACATCCATCAGGTAGCAATAGCTTACAAGGGAGAGGGCAAATTCCTAGTGTTGGCGCACTTCCGCTCATATGTTTATATTGTATGAAGGGGGAATTTTATCTTGTAAGAGTGTGAGATGGTAACATAGAGGTCAAGGCATGAAGTCAACGAGAGTTGGCTGAGGG